GTCGCGAAGCGCCTCGAGAAGCCGGAGCCGTTCGCCGTGGGTGGAGTGGTCGCGAAGCCCCTCGAGAAGCCGGAGCCGTTAGCCGTGGGTGGAGTAGTCGCGAAGCGCCTCGAGAAGCCGGAGCCGTTCGCCGTGGGTGGAGTGGTCAACTCGCCCACGCTTTTCGCCATGGGCGGAAGCGGGCGGCTGGGCCTGATGGGCGAAGCCGGGCCGGAAGGTATTCTCCCGCTTCGCCGTGACCCGCAATCCGGCCGCCTGGGCGTAGAGGCCAGCGGGATGGGCGGCGGCTCCTCCTCGGTGGTGGTGAACGTGACAAATAACGCTCCCAACTCCGAAGAAAATGACGGCCGGCTCGGCCGAGTGATCGCCGCCCAAGTCCGCGAGGCTTGGAACGTCGAAGCGCGCCGCCAGATGAGGCCAGGCGGAACCCTGAACCCGATAGGGGCGAACGTATGAGCACCCCCATTACATTCTCGCCGCCGGTGGGTCCGAGCCGCTCCACCAGCGTGACCCGCCGGCCCCAGATCCTCCTCGCCCAGTACGGTGACGGCTATGAGCAGAGGGTGGCGGATGGCTTCCAAGCCCGCCGCCTCGAGGCGACGGTGCTCTGGAATGGGCTTAGCGTCGCGGATGGCCAAACTATAGACGGCTTTTTCAATGCTCGAGGCGGCGCCGAGCCTTTCCTCTATCAGCTCCCGGCGGATACGATCACGCGCCGCTGGGTCTGCTCCGAGTGGACGAAAGTCGAGGAGTCGGATCTAATCACGCGCATTTCGGCCACCTGGCGGGAGGTCTTCGATATATGACGCCCCCCATACCCGCGCAGCTCCTCGAGGAGGCGCCCGGCGCCCTGGTGCATTTGTTTAAGATTGATATGACCCCGATTAGCGCTAGTGCGCCGCTCATCTATCTGACGCCCGCGACCGAGGGCGCGCCGCCCGCGACGGTGGCGCGCGACGGCATCACGTACACCGCGGCGCCTATCGCCGCTGAGGGTTTCGAGCGCGGCGGGACCGGGGCGCTCCCCCAGCCGATTCTAACGGTGGCCAATGTGGTGCAGCTTGTCTCCGCCTGGGTGGAGGGCGCCCAGGACATGCTCGGCGCCCTGGTGACGCGGACCGTTGTCCTGGCGGACTGGCTCGATGGAGGCGCGGCCGCGGACCCCACCGCGGCTATCGCCATAGACGTTTACGAAATCGCCCAAAAAACCGCCCAGAATAAGACCCACCTCAGTTTTTCGCTCCGCTCACCGCTCGAGTCGAGGAAATCGGTTCCCTTTCGGAAGGCGACCCCGATCTGCTCGCACACCTACAGAACGTGGGACGCCGCCGCCTCGGCCTATGTGCAGGGATCGTGCCCCTACACCGGAGGAAACGGCTACACCTACTACAACGTATCTGCCGGCTCTCCGGTGGCTGACTTCTGCCCGCGCACCCTGGCCGGCTGTAAGCTGCGATTTACCGACCCGCTGCCATTCCGCGGCTTTCCGGGGCTGACCTGATGGCCGGCTTGGCGGAGCCGCTCCGCGATGCGGTGATCCAATTTGCTGAGCGCTGCGACGGTGCAGAGGCTGAGCGGGTCGCGGTGGCGACCGAGAGCGGCGAGCTCCGCGAGCTCGAAAACGTACACCCGGACCCGGCGCGCCATTGGCGCGTGAGTGAGCCGGAATGGTTCGAGGCCCTCGAGAGCGCCGCCCTGGTGCTCCACAACCACCCGCAGCAGGAGCCGCTCGCCTATACGCCCTCGGTGATCGATCAGCGCAGCCAGCTCTGCCAGCGGATCCCTTGGGCGATTATCTGCCCGGACGGCTCGAGCTTTGTCCTGGGTGTGCGCGACCCGGCCCGCGAGCTCGAGGGGCGCGGCTTCCGCTTTGGCGTGGATGACTGCTATGGAGTTTTCCGCGATGCCTGGGAGCGCTGGGCCGGCGAGGAGCTCCCCAACTTCGCCCGCCGGTGGCGGTGGTGGGTAGACGGGGAGCCGCTGATAGAGCGCGGCCTCATGCACGCGGGATTCCACGCGGTGGCGGCCGAGGAGCTCCAGCGTGGGGACGCTATCCTATTCCGCCTCCGCGGCGATGTTTTTAGCCATATAGGCTTTTACCTGGGCGCCGGCATGATGCTCCACCACCCCGGCCCGGCCCGGCCCTATGACCCCAGCCAGCTCAGCCGGCGAGAATCGGTAGAGCGCTGGCTACAGCTCCCGCACCAGATAGTGCGCCGCGGAGCGTCCGCGTGAGGGCAGTCTATCTAGGTAAGGGGAGCGAGCTCGCGCAGCACTGCGGAGCGGAGTCTCTCGAGCTCGAGGTTTCGAGCCCTGCGGAAGCGGTGCGCGCAATCGTGCAAGAGTACCCAGGAGCCCGCCAGGTGATCGAGCGTGGAAACTGGATGATCCGCGACGGGGAAACCTGGGCCGCTTCAGACTGGGCACTCGCCACCACCCGCGAGGGCGCGCCGCTCTACATTGTGCCGGCGGGTGAAGGGGGTAATGAGGGGATCGGTAAGATTTTCGCGGGGATATTTCTAATAGGGATCGGGATTCTAACCGGCGGCACCTTCTTGACGGCTTTGCCTAGTATCTTCGTAAGCGGATCCTCTTACATTGGGATCGGCGCCGTTGTGGCACTGTCTGGAGTCGCGCGCCTTATGTCGCCCACTCCGGGTGCTAACCCGATGGATCTCGAAGAGGCGTCCGCGCGCCAAAGCGGCCTATTTTCTAACCCCACCACAATTTCGGCCGCGGGTGAGCCGGTGCCTCTTATCTATGGGGAGACTTTGACCGGCGCTCTCCGAGTTTCGAGCCTGGCCTACTCCTCCCGAGACTTGACTACTCCCTCAAGCGTCGATCTGGTGAGCTCGGTAGATGTGGAATACGTGGACGTTATATCGGAGGGTGAGGTCGAGGGATTGGTGGGGGACCGTAGTGGGGTGTATTTCGACGGGGTTTCGATTGTCGGCAACGAGAGCGGGGACTCGAGCGAGGGGATAGCCATCGCAGAGCACCATGGCGCGGGCTATCCGATTCTTGACGGCGTGGGTGTCTCGTCCCGGATCACTCCTATAAATCGCCTAGTTAGCTCCGCGACGGATGTGGTTCTATCGATTACCGACCCAGAGGTGGACCGGGCGTTAGTCACCCTAGAGTGGCCGATTCTAGTTGCTTCGCCGAATAACGCTGCAACGGTGGAATATACGGTGCAGGTGGACGCGGGGAGCTCAGGGACTTGGCAGGACGCAAAAGCCGCGCTCTCATTTGTCGAGCCGGCTACGCATACGGAGTTCCGCTGGATATCCCAGTATACTTCTCCGCCACCGTACCCCGGTGCGAAAACTGCGACCACTGGGGTATCGGGCTATGCGGAAATGTACCGCGTCGATTTCCGTCTGAATTTGCTTGCGGTGATTGCGACAGGATCGACGCCGCCGCCGTGGACCCAGGTGATTCTATACTGGAAAGATAGCGCCGATCCTAACTATAACTTCGAGGCTTTATATCCAACCCCGTGGCTGTCCCAGTCTGGCGGCGGTTCTAACTATTGGCACTACACAATCGAGTATAGGCTAACTATACCGGCTGGGATCACCTCCATAGATTTCTTTATGGCGGAGGGGCCGGGTACTCAGGTGACTCCGACTTGGTTTGAGGCGCAGCTAACGCATTTCGGGATCGCAAAGGGCGAGCAGTCCGGCCGCGCCTTAAGTGGCTTCTCAACCGATGTGGATCTACCCGATCTATCCCAGTATGGGGCATCTCCGTATCTAATAAAATTTGATCGCACGACCGCAGATCAGGCCGCGGGCTCTCTAACGCGGGATGAGTTCAAAATCTCCCGCCAGGCCGAGATAAAATCTCACTCCCTCGAGCATAGCGACTCCGCGCTGATAACTGTCCGCGGTAATATGGCGGAGGCTTTTGGAACCGTTAGCCCGGCGATTACGTACCTCGTGCGGGGGATAAAGTGCGCTATTCCAGACGGCTATGACCCGGTAGCGGGGACGTTCTCGAGCCCGTGGAATGGCACCTTTAAAGCGGCCGCCGAGTATACGAATGACCCGGCATGGATCCTTTACGATCTGCTAACCGCGCCCTATGGGCTCAACCTTGACCCGGCCCGGATTGATAAATGGAGCTTTGCCGCCGCCTCGCGGCGTAACCTCGAAAGCGTGGCGGAGTTAGTTACGGCCGGCGCCCTGGAGCGCCGCTATACGTGGAACGGCGCGATCACCCGATCGGATGACGGTTACAAAATCGCCAGCCAGATCGCGGCCGCGATGGACGCGCAGCTTTGGGTGAGCACTGGCGGCGAGGTTTATCTGGGGCAAGACCGGCCGGGCGAGGTGGCGCGGCTATTTACTGGGCAGAACGTCATCGATGGACTTTTCACCTATGAGGGGAGCGCAATCGACGCCCGCCGGACCTCCGTTTCGGTCAATTTCCGCGACTCAAACAATGGGTTCGAGGCGGATAGCATCCGCGCGGACCGGCCGTTTGGCGTTAACCGCTTTGGCGATAATCCGCTGGAACTCGATGCGCCTGGCGTCACCTCGCGCGGCCAGGCGATCCGGCGCGCGAGGTACGTGCTCCTCTCGGATGAACTCGAGAATCAGACGGTGCGTTTTAGCGTGGGCCTCGAGTCGGCGCTGGTGGCGCCGGGCGAAATAATCGAAATCGCAGACCCTAACCGCTTCGGCGTGATGGCTGGCGCGCGGCTGACTTCGAGTATCTTGCTCGGCCCTGATAACATTTACCTTCAGCCGGCCTGGGCGGATTTCACGCCCCAATACACCCCAAACGTATCGCTATTCCATTTCACTACGGAAGACGGCGTAGTGGTGACGGGGACCATTTACCTCGTCTATTTTGGGGTGGTCTTTTGCGATAACCTAAGCCTAGCAAGCCCGGTGCCGGCCGAGGGCTCCGCCATGCTGATGAGCTCATCGCCCTCCGTTACCCAATGGCGCGTGCTCGAGGTGACCGATGACGGCGGCGGCCTCTACTCCGTTCTGGCGGTGCAGTACGAACCCGATAAGTGGACCGCCATAGAAAACGCTTCCGACATAGGCGAGCCTTATCCCTTCCCGGCCGAAACCTGGCCCCCGAGCTGATGCGAATGGCCCCCGATTCCGAAGTGTGGAAAATAGTAGCCGGCACCGCCGCCGCCGCCGCCACCGCGGTGGTGGGGAGCCACCTGCGCGTGCGCGAGCGGGTAACGCGGGTGGAGGAGCGCGTCACCGCGCTGGGGGAGAAGGTCGATGCCACCCTGGAAACGGTACTCCGCCTCGAGGAAACCGGCCGCGCAACGGCTCTCCAGACCGACCGAATGGCGATCAAGGTGGATTCTATTTTCGACGTTTTGGCCGGGCGTCCGCGCCCATTCAGGGACGGGGAGGGGGAGCCGTGATCCACGTTAAAGAGGGCGTTTCCGCCGCTGGCGTTAAGCCCGAGCTCATCTGGGCGCTGTTTCAGGTTGAGCGGGTTTTTGTCGCGGAAGGGGTGCCGCTGGTGGTTACCTCGATAGTCCGCGAGAGCACGGGAGTGGGAAACAGCCTCCACCCGATTGGCCTGGCGGCGGATCTCCGGATCCGCTCAATCGTGGAGGAGTGGCCCGGAGGGCTTTGGGAGCTCGAGGATGTGGAGGCGACCGCCGAGAGGTGCCGCGCCGCCGTTGCCGAGGCTCAGTTTATTGTCGAATCCGATCATATTCATATGGAGGTGCAACCGTGATATTTTCCGCTCTAGTGATCGTTGTTTTTCTCACCCTGGCCGCCACCGCGGAAGCGGGTCCGCTAGACGGCTACGTGGCCAGCGTGATCGGCGCGACCCCGGCCTGGTGGGTGGAGTTCGTCGCCCTGGTAAGCGCGGGGCTGAGCCTGCTTTCGGCCCTGGTGAAGGATTCTCGATTCCCGCGATGGGTGCGTGACGGGATAAACCTGCTCGCGCTCAACTGGGGGGCGGCCAAGAATGACCCCGAGGCGAATTGAGCGCGGAGCTGGCGCTGGGTGGGGTCGCCCTGGCGACGGTGCTGGTGCTGCTTTGGGCGGTGGTGCGGCTCGGCCAGCGTGCCGGCCGCTCCGAGGCGGCTCTCGATGAGAGCGCCCGCCGCCTGGCCGAGGCGGAGCGCCGCCTGGGCCTCCTCTCCGAGGCTCCGCCGAACGATGCTGAGCTGCTTGCTGCTTGGCGGCTTCGGGTGCGCGACCGGCTCGAGCGCTGAGACTGGGGGCTTGCGGTGCCCGGAGCCCACCCCGGCCCTCATGGAGGAGCTGGTGGCAGGAGCGATCCCGCCGGCCACGCGGGCCTACTTGGGGCGCCTCGAGGTCTTTTGCTCGCTCTTTGAGCCGAGTCGCTGACGGTAGGCGGCCTGCCGACATTTCCCGCTGCAGTAGGTGGCGCGTGGTGAAATAGTCGCCCACCACCTACCGCAGATCGCGCACCGCGTTTCGGTAATTACGCCTCGCCGAGTGCGGGTGTTTAGGCTCATCCGAGCTCGTCGCCCTCGATAAAGCGCTGCGGCGGGTCAAGCTGGAGGCGAAACGAAATTTCGCTTGCATAGATGTGGGCGATTTCGCCAGGGCAGCGCGTTAAAGCTGTTTCGAGTTCCTCAACTGTCATCGTGCGGGGGCTTTCCAGTTGGATATTTCCCGCGTAGTCGGTGTGGTCTGAGAGGGTCAAGGCTGAACCACCTGGGAAGCGGTAGATCGTAGCAGGCACGCCAAAGCGCTCGCCCTTTTCGACGCTTCGCGCCCTTTCCGCGAGCGCTTCGTGCGCGTCAAAAATTCCTTCGAGCGCGTCTATCTGATGGAGCGCCTGCTCTGCGAGTGTTTTTCCGTTTTTCATGGTTTTACTCCTCCGGGGGGTTATGGGTTACGGCTTATCGTAACAGGGGGGGCGAGTAGGTCAAGCCCCCCCGCCGCGCCGTTGCTCGAGCACCGCGCCGATATCGACGCCCAGGAGGAGCGCGCGCCGTTGCCACCGCCGCGCGGTTCTCGCGTCGATATGCCCGAAATTTTTACCCGCCTCGGCGTAGTTCCAAAGGTCTAAACACTCATCATAAGCGTCCGCTACCGGCCCGAGCGGGTGCCCGCTCCACTCCGGCCCATGCTCCGCCCTGCCCCTCTCAAATTTCGCCCGCCGATCAGCGTGGAATCGGCTTAGGGGGTCGCCCAGGTCCGCGGATTGGCCCGCATTAGCTTTTTTCTCCATTCGGCCCTATTCTCCGTTTTGGGGGGTGCTTCAAGTGCCTGAAATTGAGCTCGAGGGTGGTCTAGATTGGGTGCGGCCGCGCGAGGCGGCGAAGCTTTTGGGGGTGGGGCCTAAGACGTTGCAGAAGTGGCGCGCCGACCGGCGCCACCTTCCATTCTCCAAGCTGGGCGGCGGGATTTATTATGAGCGCCGCGAGGTTATGGACTTGCTCGAGCGCTCCCGCGTGGAGGTCGAACGCTGATGCGGTCGAAATCAACTCTATTTGTATCGCGTGGGGTTCGCTGATGCCTCGCGTCCGGCCCCATTTCAAGACGCACGCCACCATCACCCATCACCGCAAGATGGGCAACGTCTACGGCTCGAACGATCTGCTAGCCCTCTGGCTTCGCCTCGGAATCGTCGCGATAGAGCGCTACGCCGCGCGGGACGGGGATCGTTTTCGCGTCCACCGCAGCGAGCTCCCAGCCCTAGCCGGAGGGAAGCGCAGAGACAAAGCCGAGGCTTTGCTGGAGCAACTCGCCACCGAGCTCGGACTAGGTGCCAAGCTTGTCGGCTCTTACTGGGAAATACACTGGCCAAAATTCGCGCAAAAACAAGGGTTCACCGATAAGAACGGTAAAGAATGGAGCCCTAACCCGGAGCTCGCCGCCCCTGATGCTGAAGCTATTAGCGCCCCCCCCCAAAAAGGGGGGAGCGCTAATAGCGCAAACATTGACAAAACAGCTCCCCACCCCCCCAGCCCGGTGGCCTCCCCCAGTGG